GCTGACATGGCTTGCACTTTACCGCCAATGGCGACTGAGCGCACCTTGCGCCCGTTCTGAGCCTTGACTAGCCCAATAGATGTATCGCCTACTGTACCGACTACACCAAAGCCATTGAAGCCCATTGCCATGAGGCACGAACCGTTGCCGAATATGTCCATCCATAGGAACGGCGATAGTTCCATGAGGTCATATTCTGTTAGCGTAAATTCTACTAACTCCGTTTTTTCTTCGCCTATAAACTCATAGCCACACGATAAACATATCTTTGAACTTAAAGGGCTATGGAACCCGCATTCTGGACATTCTTTTGTTGGCGCTTCTGCGTTGGGGTCTTTGGGCTTGCCATCTAGGTTGGCTGCTTCATCCAGCGCACCATGCGTTAGAATGCTTCTACCGAAGTCTAACACAACGCAGTCTTTTTTAATCTGGTCAGGATAAATCTCTGGGTCCAGAATGCGCAGACCGCGCCCAATCATTTGCACCATCGTTGATTTAAAAGAGCAAGGTCTGGTTAGAATTACGCAAGATACAGGCGGTGCATCAAAGCCTTCAGTCAAGACTGCTACGTTTACCACAACTTGTACGTCACCAAACTCAAGGTCATGCAGTATTTGTTTACGTTTTTCTTTAGGCGTTTCTCCGATAACCATTTCAGCGTTTATATCGTTTTCAATAAAAATATCTAAAAGATCGGTAGCATGCCGTATGGTTGAACAAAATATAACAGTCTTGCGGTCTTCTGCGTACTCTTGCCACTCAGAAACCACACGCTCGTTAATGACGCGCTTATTCATTATTTGCTCGACCTCATCCATGTCGAAGTCATTGCCGCGCCGTGTGACCCCTTCCAGAGCCTCTTTGACGCCAACGTCGATAACATAAGCCTTGGGCGGCACCAGAAAGCCTTCACGTATCAACGTGGCTAATTCTATCTGGTGTGAGCAGTTATTGAATACACTGCGCAGACCTTTGCCATCCCCGCGATTAGGCGTGGCTGTAAAGCCTACTACTTCAACATGTTCATTGTCTTCTTTAACAGCATCAATTATTTTTATGTAAGTGTCAGCGGCTGCATGGTGGCTTTCATCCACAACAACCATATCGAACTTGGGCCTGTGACGCAGATTTTTTTCGCGTGACAGGGTTTGCACCATTGAGAATATGGTATCACCGTCCCACTTTTTAATCGTGCCATTGACGATACTGGTGGATATGTTCGGGTTTACCTTTAGAAACTTTTCACGGTTTTGCGCTACAAGTTCGTCGCGGTGCTGCAACACAAGAATGCGTTTGCCTTCTTTGTGCCGTTTACCAATAAGCGCAGACAACATAATAGTTTTGCCTGCGCCAGTGGGAGCAACTACGATTGTATTTTTGTGGGTGTCCAGAGCGGTAATAGCGTCTGAAATCGCCACCTCTTGATAGGGGCGTAGTATCATCTGATTGTCCTCTTCGCTAAAAGAATGTTGGGGGGTTCACGGCCCAAGGCCCCCCATCCTTGGTAGCAGGCGCGGAGTGGCCTTGCCGCTTCTATCTTTGCGCCCAGCTTGGCACGGGACTTCCAGCTTGTGGTGCTGGTGCCTGTGGTTGCTGGTATCCTGCTTGTGCTGCTGGCGTTGATTGCATTGGCGCTGACGCTGTAGCAATAAACCCCTTTTGATCTGGCGTTAACGCAGCCATCAGTTGGTTCTGATCGCTATAACCGTTAGTGCCTTTCTTAATACCAATCTTGGCACAAATTTCCATAGCGTTCAAGTCGAACACGCCAGAGATATTTCTGCGCTGTTGGGCTTCGTCCGACATATCTGTGGAGCTTAGATGGTTTGCGCTTTCCACAATCTGACGCAGTGTTCTTAGACCAATCTCTTTAGCCAAAGGCATACCGCTTTTACCCATTTTGTTGCCATCAACAAAGATTTTAGACCAGAACTTACGTCTGTCGAACTCACCGCCAATGCAGGTAAATTCCAGTTCCATCCACTTAGCGGCAGAACTTTGTGATTGTTTAAACCACTGGCCCTGACCAAACTCAGGCAGTTCAATATCGCCGCTTTTAACAACGATAACTGCACGGCTTATCGCGCCGTTTGGAATGAGTGAGAACTCACGCTGTTGGTTATCGTCTGCTGGTGTTTCATTAAGATTAAACATTGTTGTTTCCTTCGCTTTGCTGCGTTTCTGGTTTTACAAAATCCAGCGGTTTCCCATTTGCTGAAAGTTGCGAACTCATTTTTTCGATCAGTTTACCCAAGTGTGGTTCCTCAAGCGTTGCCAACCGACCAGACCTATCCTTGGCAGGATAGCCCCATTCATTCAATGGCTGGCATACAAATGCGCGATACGGCCCATTTTCACCTGTTAGAATAGCCATTGTAATTACTTCATCAACAATTCCGGGCAATTCGCGCCCTGTCTTGCTACCTTCAATCTGCAAGCTGTATTGCTTGCGGCTGTAGTCATCTGTGGTTTCGTCCAAGATACCCACAAAGATTACATTCTTTTCGCGTATATGCTGCAAGTGGGTTAGCCACTGCATCATTTCACGACCATGCAGACCGTATGCTGCGCGAGTGTCCAGCTTACCTGTGCGGTCAGACCGCGACTCTGGCTGTTGCTGACACCATGAAAAGCACAGGCGTCCCGCTACTGTAATTGAGTCCACGAACAGCGTGTCATACTTTGCTACAAGCGTAGTGGGATCACCCTCTTCTGCACACAGGAAATCATAGTGCGCTTGGCTGTATGGCTGATCCTCTGCCAGTGACGGGTTTGGCCCACCAAGATAGCATGCAAGATCACGACACTCAGGCCATGACTGCGGACGCATAACATCAATTGGATGCCCTTCGATAGCTGAGTCACCAGCTTCTAGGTCAACGAACAATGTACGTTCGCTCAGAGTTCTAGCGAGTGTGGTTTTACCCACACCGCTTTGACCACAGATCACAATTTTGTGACCTTTCTTTTCAGATAACCGTTGGTCGGCTGTGATGATTTGGAAACTCATTACTTATCCTCAATGTCTACTGTGAAACGTCCGACTTCTGTAGTACGGGCGGCTTCTAATGTTGATTTGATAGCGGGTGGAGCGGTTGTGTATTTGCGCTCTTCCACTGCGTAGGTCAGCTTTGCATAGTGCTGCGCATTCTCTGCCGTCATGCTGTTGAATGTATTGCGCAATACGTCTTGGTCCCAAGTGACCTTCTTACCGACATTGACTTTCATAGCTACATTGCCTTCGACAATGTGTGCCGTACCAAAGTCTTTACCGTCTGCTCGTAGCGCGTCACGCGCCAACGGCAGAAACAAGTCTGATAATTGTTGTTCTACATCTTTTTGTTCGGCACGAAGATCAGTGATTACTGACTTCAGTTCGTCGCGCCGTTCAAACAGTTCCATACTGTTCATAACGTATCTCCTATTTGCTAAGGTTCCCAAGACCTAGCATTAGGCAGCATATACGTCAACCATTTTTTTTCGTTAAATATATTTCTATACCCAAACAAGCCTTCATCAGTTTCTTTTTTAGTTTAAATTCAGGGGTTTCCACGCCTTTAGCGTCTTCAATAATTTCTTCCCACACGCCGTCTTTGTTCTCGCGTTCGTATCTAAAGTCCGCAACATATGCACATATCTTTTGGTCATTGACGATCAGATTGAACCTGACTTGCAGTTCCAGCTTCCTGACTGTGCCAGCCCGTTCTAGTGCGTGTAGGTATAAATAGCGTTCTGATTCCCACTTAGAATCGAACTTGATGTTGTGAACCACAACCTTCTTATTCCCGTACTTGGGCCTTGACCCAAACCTTCTGGGATTATATGGTTTTGATGATGCCATGTTTGGGAAAGGAACCCCTATGCCGAATCCAAAAGAATACAAATCCGTTGGTCTAACAACAGACGCTTACGATAAGTTAGTTTATGTTGCAGATCAAGAGGACCGTCCCTTGGGGCGTCAGCTTTCAAGGCTGATCGACGTTGCTTACATGCAGATACAGAACGCCAAGCGTGGTTATAGACCCGCCAGCACAGGCGGCATTGGTTCTGCATCTACTGTCATGGAACTTGAAGACTAAAGCCT